ACTCGCGGATTTTTTCCACAACTTCCCTACGTCGAGCAGTGTCAACCTCCCAAAGAACATCAACAAGACGGTTTCTCCCACGGCTTTTCTAACCTTTGTAGATGGTTTAGTTGGAAAATTCAATGTCATGGAAAAATGGAACGAACATTATTTGATGGCATTTCGGTATGTTCATCGGGCGAAAGAAAAAGCCAATGATGAAAGCAAGACTTCTTTTTACACTAGCTTACAAGCTGTATTGAATGAGGTATTTGTTCAAACCACATCACCGGATTTGCCCGAATTCGGAAAAATGAAGGAAAAATACGACATGTTGAAGTATCAAGTAGGCGAGGTCAGTGATCTTGAAACTAAGCGCATTCTAGAGGGTATTCTAGAACTGGTGACAAGATCAGTGATTCCCTTCCTATATGTCCTTATTCCGGAAGGCATTCGTGTTCCTCGCAAAACCGTTGATGTCGGAAAAGATATGTCTAACGAAACGCAAGAAGACAAACTGGAGGAGATCAAAAAGCTGACCGAGGAAATGAAAAAGATCAAAGAAGATTTTGCGTTTGTCTATTACAAGGTGATAAAGCAGTCAAGCAAGAAAAATGGGGGTACCGGCAATTTAGATGAAACATCAATCATGACAGTAAAAAACATCGAGAAGATCAAACTTCAAATCGAAGAAAAGGCAAAACAGGTCAAGAAAAAAAAAGAGGAAAAGGCACATATCGAAGAATACATTTTGAAGAACGCACGGTTTTTGGAAAGGAGGTACGAAAGTGGTATGCGAGGATTTGGACGTTTTGGCAGATTAGATAATAATGATGGTTTGCAAGAAAAAATAAACAAGTCGAATACCAGACTCGACATTTTAAATCAAGAAATCGATGAAGAACGTGATGAAATCGACAAGTTGCGAGAAAAATTGGCGAAATTAGAAAGGGAAGGAAAAGACACCATTTCAAAAAAGGATCTTACCGAGAAAGAAGTCGTCATCGAGCGCATCGATCAATCACTCACACAAAATGAAATAATAGTCCAAGACAATTATGCTTTAGCCAAAGAACATTTACGCGATTTTCAGAAAACGGGAAATCCCATTTTTTTGGAAAAGATTGAATTCTTGTACAGGAAATCACGCAAATTAGTGGATGAAAGTCGAGAAATGGTAAACATGTGGAAAAAGCAAGAGAATATTGACGTGGATCAAAGCAAAAAAAATGAAATGGAACATTTACAAGAAAAATGGGAAAATGAACTGGATCGCAAGGAACGTATGCTCATAAAGAGGGAAAACAAAATAAAGGGTGATAAGGATTGTTTGACATGGCGTGAAAAGGTGGGTCGCCGATTCTCCCCGGAGTTCAATATCGATGCTTTTGAGATCATAAATATCAAGATTGACAATTTCCAACGCAGGCTCAAGCCCTTTGAAGAAAATACAACTGTTGATCTGGAGAGATTCGTAAATGATGCATTTCAATATGTCAAAGGGCCATCCAACACAAAAGACGGTCACATTAATGTCCTTGCTGAAGAAAGCTTTAAGAATGCGTATAAACAAGCCATTGGCTTCGGATACCGCGCATTAGACCGGTATAGGAGGTTCCATTTTGATTTCATCATGAAACGCATACGACGTGAATTGGACTACCTCAAGTTTTGGAGGGAGACTCCGGGATATAAGGAAAGTGTACAGCAGTACTCCAAGTATTTTGATAAAGTAGATGAGCGACTGAAAAACACAGCAGAGATGGCGCAGCGGTTCCTTTTAACGGACTTTGAGAAAACGTTTAGTCGCAATATGGAGCGATTTGATCTCGCAAATATCGTAGATAATACGGAGCGCATGGATTTTTTGATTTATCAACGGCAGGTCATGGCCAAGGCGGCTCAAGTCGCCAAGACGGTTCAAAGCGATTATTTTGATCGCGTAAATATTATTCAAATGCTAGTCGATAGACAATTTTTATTGTCCTTTGTATTGAACGCAGCATCTATAGGACTTTTCTTTTTAGCCTTGCATTGGGGTGAGAAAACGTACAAAGATACGTACAAAAGGAATAATTATGCGCAGAACCCACCGTTATTGTTATTTACAGGATCCGCGTTAGCTTATTATGTTATAATGCAGGCCATCATCATTGCTTGTTTGAGTGGATTATATGTATACAACTTTGATACTTATTATATCGATGCCAAATTCATCTACACTTTTGCCACGGAGCAAGTCTTTCAGACTTTGGTATTTGGCGTCATTGCTATCATTTTGACGGTCGTATGTCAGAATGTCTCTCTGTTCAGATATGATCAAGAAGCGTTGCGTGGATTTAGGGCGCTAAAGCAAATGCTCATCTCTATTTGTATTGTATTGTTTATTGTACCTTTATTTTATCTCCTGTAAGTAAATAAATGATTTCCTATAACCTTTTGATCACGGGTCATGTATATTTCATGTATGTTCTCAAGATTGTACAATATGGTTTTATTTTTGCCTCTATATATTTGAGTGAGCGGCTTTTTACGGATCACTATATGAAAAAAGTATATGCCGAGTCTGACCAACCTCCCAATTTGTTTTGGTTTTTGGGCGTATGTATAGGCTTGCAGGTTGCCATGAATATGGTACTGACGACATTTTTGTTCATGCTCATGATGTTGTTCAAACGCGATGACAACACCTTTATCATCAACGGATACACGATAAAAACATATCTCATGGATTATGCGGCATCTTTTACGTACCTAGCAGTTTTATCCAGCATCATTATCGGCGTGATGCAGCAAAAAAAATATTTTCGTTACCGGACAGAAGGTTTGCGCGCGGTAAGAGGTGTCTCAGAAATAATGACGTACATGGCAATTGTTATTATTGCAATCCCTTTTTTTTATTTGATTGCGTGAGAGATTTTTTTGTGTGTATGAAATATAAAACATTGTGACCACATGAGAGACATGATTATTATATTTCTGGTACTTTTAGCCATTTTGATCATGGTCAGTGCATTTGGTGGCTGCATTCGATTCAAGGAAACATACAATGATAGTATGCCGTCGCAAGTTGATGAATCCGACGCCGCTTTGCTGAGTGAGACATTAAAACCATGGGCTACGAACCCCGTATTTTCTTCGACCGTAGAGGAAGAACAAGAGGCCGACATGGACGAGCCTCATCGCGTGTTGTTTGACCAATCTGAAAGTATAAACGAAGAAACACAAGATATCATCGGCATTTCCTCTACACCTATGTCCATCGGAGGCGGATTAGAATTTGCGGAAATTGAGTAATCTCAAAGTCATTCATCATGATCGTAAACGGAAGCCGTTGAGATGGTCGATGTAATCGCGATCGATGTACCCAGCATCTTCTACGTGTGGTGTGGTGAAATTATTCTGGATTTTGAGTATATCTGTATCTTCACTCTGTGTATCGTCATCTCCGTCTGTGTATTCTTCTTCCTCAGAAGAAGCATTCCAAGCCAAGAGATTATTTTGTGTCGGACGAGACCCGTTCATTTTTTCTTGACGTGCCTTCTTATCACTTTCGCGATTGATATAACGCATGAAATCGGGATCGTAATTGGGATTAAGCATGGACATTTTTGGATCAAAGTTGTGTTTTCGTTTAGGAACATACGTATTGATTTGAAGAATCATAAACATATCCACGCCTTTGAAGTCGTACAATTGTCCATCTTTGAGTTCGAAGCGAAAGGTCAATCGGTCCATTTTTTCGATAGGATGAAAAGGTTTCCGCACGAAATGCACGAAATCGAGGCGCTGTTGCACGGTTTCTTGATTGAGCGCCAACTTAAAAATACCGATTCCACCAGAGGATACATCGTAAGACTGACTGCCGATAAGGGATTCTATTTCTGGGCATCGGAGCACGACGTACCGAACACCAAGAAGATAAACTACGCCCGGGGGAATGATTTGTTCGTCATCGTCTCGCGTCACGCTTGCCAAGAGATTCTTGCGACTTGGGTGTAAAATACGCTCGAAAAGAATGTCTGTTGATGATGTATTTACGGATTTAAATACACTGAAACCAATGTTTTCCGCCATCGTTGTGTTGTCTATATCGATCATGAAAAAAGTGTTGCGCACGCTTTTTATGATAAATTTTATTTTTCCCGTACGTGTGACCGGACCGTTTGCATTGGCTTTTGTCACATTGATCAAAAAAGGCTGCTCGAAAGGATATGAGTAGCGCGCGCCGTTTGTATTCGTGACTTGGACGCTTTCGCTGATTCCTTGTTCCAATGCGATCATGTAGTCAAATATGTTATAGTTGGAGGGTTCGATCTCGACAAAGCCATTGAACATGATTGCCGAACACCAATTAAAGCCCACAGAAGGTAATACCTTTTTTTCGATAATATTTACATACTCGGTGTTATTGAAGTACTTGAAATCATAATGCACCAAGCTTTTCAGCTCGGCATCAAAGTAAGTACGGTTTGAAACACTGAGTGACTTATTATAGTAAAAAATAACATTTTCGTAATTTTTGGATGCATCATACGCAAGGGGGAAATCGACCACCACACCATCATCTATTTGGAGACGGTATATGTGCGTATCGGTATTCACATGAATAACGTTTGCTTCATCGAACATGTGCTTTTGAGAATTGTCTTGGGCGAGTACTTTAATCACGTCTTGTGTAGCATCCGAATAATTTTGCGAATAGGTACTGTCTTGTATGTAAAGAATATCATCGAAGACGTAATATGTATTTTCTTTTTCGGCATTGACTTGTGCACACTTTGTAAATGGAAGCGATGTTTGCAGGTCATCATATAGATTTATATGTTCTAGAATGTAGACGTTTATGGTGTCATTGACCTCGTGAACGACAGGAAGAACCGTTTCAGACCGACCGTAATAAGTGTATGTGGTTTGTGCTGGAGATATATTCAACGTCCGGATACCAGGGATGCTTTTTATGACATCCATGACATCTGTGAGATGAGAAAACAAGGCCAATACGCGATCACGAAATTGTAAGTAGAAGTATCTCCCATCGTCATTGAGTACGTTCACGGTACGTAGCGGTACACATCCTTTAATGCGACGCATGGCAATCATATTGTCACGTGGAGAAGAAGATAAGACTTGATCGAAATATGCGCTACTCTCTTCGTCCGCGAATAAAATGCGATTGTTATCTTTTCGATCAAAGCAACTTGTGAGCTCTGGGAAAAAGCTTGTATCTTGGAAGTGATAGCGGAAAAACATTTCCTTGGTCAAGCTTTCGCGCCCGATGTAATCGGATGCTCTGTTGAGCCAGACCTGATGATATTTGAAGCTATTATTGATGGGTTCTATGTTCCACATAGAAGACGGCATAGAAGCGTCCAATACATCTACTCCATAAACATAGGAGAAGGGCTGTGTAAAGTTGAGAGCAAACATAGAAGGCGTGGGAAAAGCACCCTTATCTCGCATACTCGAATCGGCACGCACAATATATGAATTAGTGTCACTATTATCGATGAGATAGTCCACATCTTCAATCGGCATTTTTACAATGGGATGAATTATGAAATTTTGCTTATATGTTTACACATGCAAAAAGTATATAAAATGTTCGTGACTAAAGATATTACAGTCAAAAATTGGACCTGCTGAGAATAAAAATGACCACGCATGTGCGCAAATTGACATTGAGTCCGCAGTGTATGAACACGCGTCTCGAATTAAATGAAAAAAGCCCACAATATCCTCAACCTGAATGCACAAAGCATAGTGGCATTTCACTTTTCCCTCATCAAAAAGCCGCGTTATATCGTTGTAAGCAGCTCGAAAAAAAGGATATTCAAATCAAGAGTCCGAATATGATGAATATAAAAACGAGCATGGGAATTTTGGCGGACAAACCGGGATCAGGGAAGTCCTACGTGGTCTTGTCACTCATCGCGAGTGATGTTCAAGATCGATCAGACTCGGATCAGGATCATACACAACGGGGCTATCAATACACTTTATGCAACAGCAAGATCAATGTGCAAATAAGAAGGGAATCATTTCAAAAGTATATAGACACAAACTTTATCGTCGTTTCACCTACTACCGTGGATCAATGGAAACAGTACGTACGAGACATTATACCTCCTCAAATCCCTTCTTTTGTGGCAACGAATAAGCGGGAATTTGACAGTTTTTTTACAGACATGGACCGTTACAAACTTGTGGTGTTGACGTGGAACACGTACAAGATGTACATTTCAGAGATGGAGATGTTGTATTCTAGTGAAGACTTTATTGCGCGCCGTGTAGTTTATGATGATATAGACGTGATGCCCGTGCTTCCGAGCCTAAAGAGCTTTTTTTACTGGTATATTTCCAGTACGACAGAAAACATCTACCATCCGTTCGGCAACAACTCGCGATTTATTTCGGGAATTCTTAATTACACCTTTGTGAAACAAGATCTTGTCAACCTCCATCGATATTGCTATGGTGATAATTCTACACACACCTTAGATGCGTCACCCTTTATCGTCAAAAATCATGCACATTTTGTCGATAAAAGTATGCAATTTTTACCCATCGAAGAAAATTATATCGAATGTAGTCAAGCATTGCATCAAGATCATGTCAGGACATACATACAAATGGGAGAAATCGACAAGGCCATGCGCGTATTTGATATAAACAGGCACATGACATTGATCGAGATAAAAAAACAGATGACACGACCCCATGAAGCCTGTTTGCTTTTGAAACAAGAAGAAGAGGATGAATTTTTATCGGATAATCATCACATCATATCTGAATTCGTAGGTCAGACACGATATCAGTTCGAATGTGAAAAAGAAGCCATTTTGCGTAAAATAGATGTGATCAACGAGCGCATAGATGATGACGATATTTGTCAGATATGTTTTGAACCTTTCCACACACGATGCATTTTAAAATGCTGTCAAAAATCCTTTTGTGCCAAATGTCTGTTGCAATGGTTATGTATGCGAAATGCATGTCCCTTGTGTAAAGTCAACATTTTCCCCTCGTCGGATATTTTTGTGGAGAAACCCGATGAAGATAATTGCCATGTATCTTCTGGTGGTACACACGCGCATTCTATTCATCCAGAGAACACCAAAATCGTAAATCTCGAAAACGTTTTGCGTTACTTGAGGCGAAAAGGCGATGCTAAAATCATCGTGGGGTATCCTGTGCCACACCATCATTCCTATTTGATGCCTTTTATCAATGCACAAATGAGTATAGAATATTTAAAAGGAAATAGAAATACGGTCAATAAAACCCTTCAAAATTTCAAAAATAGAAGCGACGTTGCACTCTTTATGAGCAAAAACTTTTTCGGCGCAGGCTTGAATCTCGAATGTGCGACGGATGTTATTTTGTTTCATAAGCTGCATAACGATATCGAAAAACAAATCATCGGCCGCGCGCAGCGCATGGGAAGGCAATCTCCTCTACGCGTGTGGTATATTTTACATGATACAGAGATGAACGCGGTACACAAATCACACTATACGCCTTCCTTGCAAGAGCTCCCTGTGTCCGCGTCCGATAATACACTCACAGATTTGGTAAATCAGGCATCGGTACCTTCCAGAGCCGTCATCGATTACGATAGTGATTCTACGGAAACAAATTCGCTGTCTGGTGATGATATTGATTGATGCGCGCCTGCTCTTTTTGCAAGCGTTTTAGGCGCATTTTTTCTTCGTTCAAGGAAAGCATTGTTTGGGCGTGCAGGGCTTCCTGTTCATGTCGAGAAAGAACAAGCGGTTTCTCCCGCTCTCTTTGGATGTCTGTCAAACCATTGTACTTGGGCATACGGATTTTTTTCAATTCTTCATCTTGGATTATTTTTTGGGATTTTGTGAGGGCAAGTTTGAGATCACAATACGCCAGTCCGTCTTGACAACCGCTGAAATCCGTGTATGAACCACCGAGCTCGTAATAAGGCCCCAAACCATGAGCAACGCACAATGGTTGAGGACCGTTACTTTTATTGGTCGACTCAGGATCCTGTTGTTCATGAATAGCATTCTCGTTTAATTTTTTTAGCCAGTCAGCGTATCCTTTTCCGTCTACAGAATTTTTATAATGGTATTTTCTGAAAATCTCATTAAAGACCTCGGGCGTTACCTTTTCCACGTCTATCGGGGGAGCGAGTGGCATCTCATGTGGCTTTGTTTGCTGGGAATTCACATATCTTTGGGGTGAAGCCCCTGTCGGGAGTTGAACATTATGTTTTTTACAATATTCATGCAAGAGATACTTGTAACATAGATTAAGGATTAAAAAACTATGTGATTGCGTGACATTTTCATGTTGATGAGGGTGGTAAAAGGCCACCATTTTCTTGAATTGAGACTTGAGCTGTTTCAAACTGTAATCTTTGTTCAAATTGAGTAAGCGGTAGGGGTAATCTACATCAGACCCAAAAAAATTCATATTTTTTACATTCTCGTAAGAAAAAGAAAAAGAAAAAAATATAAAGATGTAGTACGCTAGTCATAAAAGCCATCATCAA